AAAATACCGAAGGGCTTCACGTGCGAAACCTCCATCCCGACGAAAACTTGCTAGGCAAATTTCCCCCCGGCCCGGCTCCCGGCCCGTGTCGATTACGACCGTGGATCCGTCTTGGATCCGGGGCTCCATGGATTTCCCCATAACCTCGACCGCAAAATACGCCTCTGCGGGCGAGTGCCCGATAATCTCCCGGCTCATCGGAATATAGTGCAGTAATTCCCGACCGCACATCCTATTATCAGCCCCCCGCCCGGCGCAGACCCCGACCATTCGATAAATTGGAACCGGGATCTGGTCAGGCCGGAATAACTCCCTAAAATCGCCACCTTGAGACACTCCCCCTTCACGTACCCCCGGGGAACCTCCCCCGGGGCCTCTTCCTGTTGGGTCGTCAGTTTCTCCCAGAAGGTATGCGGTTGATGTCTGAAGGGCCTCGGCGAGCAACTTCAGCGTTTCGATAGACGGTTTGCCCCTCCCGTGTTCTATATCCGACAGAAACCCTTTTGAAATGGATGTCCTGGCTCCTAAGCTCCGTAACGACTCCCGCCCCCGGAGAAGGCGCAATCTTTCCCCTATACTCATCACTTCGCTCTCCATGTAAAAATCTCCCCCTTTCCCGAGAAAATAGTACGCCGAAAAAGTATCCATAACAAGGCGGTGCTTAACGTCCAAAAAACGGTAGACACGTACCTGTTAGTGTGTTAAAATACGCCCGGAAAGTACGAAAAGGGGGTGAAGGGATGGATTTGGGCAAGAAAGTACGAAATCTCCGCAGTACGTCCGGCCTCAGCTTACGCGAGTTCGCCGAGAAGGCCTCGATGTCAAAGACGTTCCTGTCGGATATCGAGCACGGACGGGGCACCCCGTCGATTGCGATGGTGGAGAACATCGCCCGGGCGGCGGGGATCCCTCTATGGAGGTTCTTCGTAGAGGATGACGAGGGCCCTACAAGGGCCTCCGGGAGGTGAAGCGGAGCCGCATAATCGTTCGCTTCATCGCAGGGAGGATTTACGGCTTCCCGGAGGAGATCGAAAGGGCATTCCCGGGGTTGATTCCCGGGGCGAAAGGGATCGAGGAAAAGGCGTGAGGGGGGAACGAGGTGGCAGAGACGTTGTACGTTATCAGCGGTGATTCCAAGGACGCGATCGCCGAACTGGACCGGAAGATGGACCGGATCATGGAGGTCCTAAATTCGGTTCTGGCGGCAGCCCCGGCCCCGGCGGATGAGGAGCCGTGGTACACGACGGAGGAGATCTGCGAGATCCTCCGGACGACACCGCCGACGCTCCGGAAGCTCCGTGGCCGGGGCGAGGTGGAAGTGAAATGGCTCGGGGAGCGGTCGCCCCGGTATCGTCTCGCGAGGCCCCGGGTATGAGATCCCTTTTTCTGCTCCTCGCGTTTGCGAAAACGGTCCGGGGCCCGTACCGGCGGCACGGCTCCCGGTGGTGGGGAGGGCTTTCCCGGGCGGCTTCCCGGGCGATCCCGCCGGATTGGAGGGGGAGGTGATGATGGAGCAATTTTTCGACCAATGGGGCTGCGAGAAGGCCCTCGTAGCGGAGTACCTGATTATTTGCGCCCTCGCGTGGGGGACGATGATCTGGACGGACTGGAGGCGCGAGGGGCGGCGGCGGCGCGGGCGGAAACCCGGGCGGAGGAAAGGAGACTGAAAAATGGAGGACCTGAAGCTGTTTCTGGATTGGGTGGAAGGGCACAAGCCGGGGCGGAAGGACGAGGACGAGGACGAGGAGGATGAGGACGAATGATCATGAAGTTCACCGGGGTCGATACTACGGCCCTCGAAAAAATGAAAAACGTTGTTGAGCTCTCGGAGAAGGTTCTCGCAAATTTGGAGGCCATCCGGATCGTATCGCGGGACCTTGAGAAGTGCCGGGAAAACCGGGGGCGGCGGCTGGTGATTTCCTGCGGGACCGGAGGATACATGGGGCTCCCGTGCGATGATCAGCTCCTTTTCGAGATCGGTACCGCCGTCGATGCCTTCGAGGTCCGCCTTCTCGAAAAAATGCGGGCACTCCAATGGGAGCTCCCGGTTTCGGGGCCCGTCGCGATGGAGGCGGAACCGGCGGAGACCGAGGCCGCGAACGACGAATAAAAAACCCTCCGGTTTCCCGGAGGGCACGGCGAAAAACGGGCGGTGCTGTCACACCGCCCCCATTCTACCACGAAAAGAGGGGGGAACGAAATGATCGCAACCGAGGTAACGGATCAGGAGATTATGGAGGAATACGCCGAGGAGATCGGCGAGGCGTTTTGCGGGACCTGCCCCCGGATCTCCCGGATCCCCGGGAACACGGATTCAACCGGGGTGCAGATCACGCCGGATACGATCGTCTGCCCGGCGGGCTGTGACCATCCGTCCGAGGACGGGTGCGAAAGGCGGAGCGAGTACCGGGAGCTGGCGGAACTGGCGGAACGGTTTGCGGCCCGGCTCCGGGACATTGGGGAGGGGAAATAGGATGGCGAAAACGGTATTCATCACGACCGAGCACACCCGGGAGGAATGGCTCGCGGAACGGCGGAAGGGGATCGGCGGCTCCGACTCCCCGGTGATCGTCCTCGGGGATAGACACCCCTATTCGAGCCCCCGGGAGCTCTGGGAGGAAAAAATGGGACTCCGGGAGCCGCGACCGGCGACCCCGGCCATGGAGCGGGGAACGGTCCTCGAACCCATTATCGCGAAAAAATACGCGGAGATTACCGGGCGGAAGGTCCGCCGAGTGAACCGCTTCGTCCAGAACCCGTATCATCCGTGGATGATCGGGAACATCGACCGGGAAATCGCCACCATCCCCGGAAGGAAGGGCCCCGGGGTCCTCGAACTCAAATGCCCGGGAATCCGGGCCTTCACCAAAATCAAGCGCGAGGGAATTCCCGCCGTCTATCAAATCCAGCTTCAGCACTACATCGAAACGGAACACCGCACATGGGGGAGCTTCGGGATCTTCAACGCGGATCTCTGGGAGCTCCTCTGGCTCGACGTGGAGCGGAACGAAGAAATCATCCGGGAGATCCTCGAGAAGGGCGAGGCCTTCTGGGAGTGCATGCTGTCCGGTATACCCCCGGAGGGAGGGAGCGACAAGCTCCTGATTCTCCCGGATCTTCCCCCTGTCAAGGGGGGCACGGAGATCGTCCGCCTGGACGGAGACGAATGGACGGCGGCGGTGGAGCGATACCGGATGGCGCGGGAGATTACCGCCGAGGCGGCGGAACTGAAGGAGGAGGCCGAGGCCGGGATCCAGTCCCTTATGACGGTCGCCGGGGCCTCCGTAGCGGAGGGGGCCGGTGCCCGGGTGTACTGGCAGGACCGGGCCGGAACCCGGACGTTCGATCATAAGGCTTTCGCCGCCGCCCATCCGGAACAGGCGGAGGAAATGCAGAAATTCTATCGGCAGAACAAGGGCTCGCGGCCCTTCAGCGTTTATTTTCTCCACGGGGAGGGAAATGGTTATGACGACTAGTCTTGTACCGATAACGGCGGCGCAGGGGCAGATTACGCCCCTCGCCCGGGATCAGATCGACCTGATCAAGCGGACGATCGCCAAGGGCGCGGACGACGACGAACTGGCCTTGTTTGTTCAGGTCTGTAATAAGACTGGGCTGGATCCGTTCGCGAGGCAGATTTACGCGATTAAGCGGTGGGACAACCGGGAGGGCCGGGAAATCATGGGGGTCCAGATCTCCATCGACGGCATGCGGCTCATCGCGGAGCGGTCCGGAAAATATACCGGCCAGATCGGCCCCTTCTGGTGCGGGAAGGACGGCGAATGGCGGGACGTTTGGCTGTCGGAGCTCCCGCCGGTCGCCGCGAAAGTGGGGGTGCTCCGCTCCGATTTCCGGGAGCCCCTCTGGGCCGTCGCCCGGTTCGCGGGATACGTCCAGACGAAAAAGGATGGGAGCCCCTCCGGCCTCTGGAAAAAAATGGCGGATGTAATGCTCGCCAAGTGCGCCGAGGCCCTCGCCCTCCGGAAGGGGTTTCCGCAAGAGCTCTCGGGGCTGTACTCCCGGGAGGAGATGGGACAGGCCGATAATGAGGCCCCGGAGATCCTCCCCGCCCGGGCGGAACTTCCCGAGGCGAAGGCGGAGGCCGTCCGGGAAAAGATCAAGACCCTCAAGGCCGGATCGGAAGAGAAGGACTATACCGCCGATCTAGAGGCCCGGAAAAAGGCGGTCTGGGCCTCCTTCCTCGCCCGGCACGACGGGAAAAAAGCGGCGGCCATGGCGGCTGTCAAGGCCCTCATTCCGAAGGGGTCATCAAAAGAGTGGGACGAGACCGACGTTGAGATCCTTGAGGACTCCCTCCGGGAGCCGGAGATCCTCCCGGAGATCGAGGAGGTTGAGGCGTTATCAGTTCGGGAGGATCCCGGACTTCCATTTTCCGATGTCAACGGGGGGGTATAATCCCCCCTTTCGTTCCCGGAAAATGTAAGGGGATAGACCTATGAACACGGATATTCGGATCTCGGTATCGTTCCGGAATCACCGTAAACGTAAGAGGCTGAAGCTTCTTCTCGGCCCCGGGGCAACGGACTATCTCCTCGATCTGTGGATCGCCACGGCGATGAACCACCCGACCGGAATCCTCTCCGGAATGGACGAGACGGATATCGCCCTCGAGGCGGGGTGGGAAGGAGACCCGGCGGAATTCTGCCGGGCCCTCCTCGAATGCAAATTTCTGGAACGGGACGAGGAGGGAACCTATTTCCTCCACGACTGGGAGGAACACCAGCCATGGGTGATCAAGGCGGAAGCCCGGAGCGAGAAGGCCCGAAACGCCGTGAATGCGAAATGGGGAACGACGGCGGAGACGGCGGAACGGAACCGGAAGCGGTCTGAACGGCTCGCGGAAGCGAGGAAAAAAGGGACGCATACGGAGGCCCAATGGAAGGAGATGGTCGAATTTTTCGGCTCCCGGTGTGTCCGGTGTGGAGTAGAGGGGCCGGTGATTCGGGATCATATCACGCCGATCTATCAGGGGGGAAGCGACGGGATAGAGAATATCCAGCCGACGTGTAAAAAATGCAACTCATCGAAGGGCCCGGAAGCGGTAGATTATCGCCTACTCGCGGCGGGCGGGCGGAGTGGTGAAATGCCTTCTGAATGGCTGCTCGGCGCGACCGGAACCCCTGCGGAATCACTACAAAACGCCTACTCAAACGCCTACGAAACGCCTACGGAACGCCTACCGAACGCCTCCCCCTCTCCTTTCCTTTCCTCTCCTATCCTATCCTTACCAGAATCAAAAACAAATACTCTTGTCGCCGTTGCGAACGGCGACGCGTCCGAAGGTGATTTTTCAGGTGATTCTTCAGGAACCGAAGAAGATCCCCCGGAGGAGAAGATTAAAAAACCGTCAGCGGTCCGGATCCCCTACGGGAAGATCGTCGAATTCTGGAACGAGATCATAGCTCCCCGGGGAAAGCCCCGGATCACGGAGCTTTCCGACGGGAGAAAGCGGGCGATCAAGGCGTTATGGCGGGACCGGCCAACGGCGGATTTCCGGGAGCTCGGGACGTGGGAGGCCCTTTTCCGCCATTGCACCCAAAGCGAGATCCTCATGGAAGGCGGATGGTTCGTCTTTGACTGGATCCTGAAGCCCGGGAATTTTCTGAAGGTCCTCGAATCGAATTACCACGGGGGGAGGCGGGGAACGTGGGGGAACCGGTAAAGGCAGGGACGAAGCTCCGGGAAATGCTCCACGGCGTATTCCTCCGGCAGTATGAGGCCGGGGCCCGGTTCCGCACCCGGGAAAAACGACTCGCGGATATTCTCGCCATGGTACGGCGGGAATTTCCCGACGCGCTCCAAGAGAATCTCGTCGGCGATGAACTGGAATTCCTGAAGGCGGAGCGGAGCGACTCGGAATGCGCATATTACCGGGAGCAGTACCGGTGCCCGAGGGAATGCGGCAACCTCGGGAAATTGTGGATGGTAGTCCAAAAGGATACAACGTCCGGGCCGGTCTATACAGTCGGTTATCAGATGTGCGGAAAATACCTCGCGTGGCGGGAGGAGCGGCGGCGGGAGCGGGAACAGCGGGAATTGAAGCCGGAAGCGGCGACGGCGATTGCGCCATTTTCCACGAAAGGGGGGCGGAGATATGAACCGGACGACTGATCTTGAGGACCGGCGGAAGGAATTGCAACGCGAGGCCGATAAGCTGGAACGCCGTCTCGAGGTTGAATTTTTCCTTCCGACCAAACGGCGGCAATTGGAAACAAAACTCCGGCGGCTCCGGGAGGAGGCCGGAATGATCGCCCGGGATCTGGACCGGGAGACAGGGCAGGGGGATCTATTTTCAGGAGGGATGGACGATGGCTCGGGGATTTAACAAGGTGATCCTGATGGGGAATCTGGCGCGAGATCCGGAGGTCCGGTATGCCACAGACCGACAGGCCAACGCCCGGTTCGCGGTGGCGGTCAATCAGGAGTGGAAGGACAAAAACGGGGAGAAACAGGAATCCGTGGATTTCATTCCCGTAGTGGTCTGGGGTCCTATGGCGGAGAACTGCGAAAAATATCTCCGGAAGGGGAGCCGGGTATTGGTCGAGGGGCGAATTCAGGTCCGGAGCTACGAGGCGAAGGACGGGAGCGGGAAACGCTATTCAACCGACGTGGTAGCAACCGGCGTGACGTTCCTCGGCGGCGGGGAACGGTCCAATGGCGACGGGTATCCTTCGGCGGAGGATTTCAGGGCTTCGGCCCTCGGGATCGGGGATGATGGCGATGGTGAAGCGGATATACCGTTCTGACCGCATAGCGACTGTATTTGAGGCCTTCTTTACCCCCCTCCCTCCGGGGAGGGGGAACCGGGAGTACGTCCATAATCCCGGGCGGTTTATGGACTACCACCGCGAGGAGATCCTTGAGGCCTTGGAAACACAATCCCCGGAGGAGGTGGCCATTCGCTACAGGCTCCGGCCCACATATCTCCGGGACCGGGTGGAGGTATGGGCGAAAGAGGCCCTGTCACCCCAGGATGACCGAGTGGAATCTGCCGGGCGGAATTCGCTTCCCCCGGTTCCCGTCGAGCCGGTTCCGCCGGAGCTCATCGAGGGGCGGGAATATCGGATGAGGGGGCACGCCGCCCCCCTCCTGTTCATCGGCACCGCTCCCGGGAAAACCTACGGCGGGCGGCATTACCTCTTCCGGGAGAAAAGCGGCGGAAAAACCTGTTACTCGCTGGTCGCCCTGATCGAGGCATTTCAAGGTGAGGAGGAGAGGAAACGATGGAACCCCCGAAGGCGGAAATAGTCCTGACCGGCCTCCCGCCGTCCTTGTGGCAAGCCTACTACCAGCGGCGGGGAGGAAAGGGAAAGTGCCTGACCGAGAAGGCCGCCGCGTGGAAAAACGGCGCGATCCTCGAAGCGCGGAGGGCCTACAGGGACAGGCCACTCCAAGGGCGGCTCTCGGTTACGGTCCTCTTCCGGTGCAAAAGCCGGGGCGGGTGGGATATCGACAACCGCTACAAGCTCCTCCTCGACGCGATGACAGAGGCGAAGGTATGGGGCGACGACTCGAAAATCGACCAGCTCCTCGGGATCGTGCAGCTTGACGGACGGCTGAAGCGGCCCGAAACCCGGTTGACCATCTGGGAGATCCGGGGGTGATCGCCCGCGTTTATCGCGGTCCGGAATTTCTAGAAAGGGGGAAGGCGGAAATGGACAATCCAAAACTGGAATTTGTTTTGATCCCACGGGCGCAGATTACGGCCCTCAAGGCGCGGGTAAAGGAGCTTGAGGCGGATAACGCGGAACTGGAACACCTCTTCCGGCTTGAGCGGAAGGCGGACGCGAGGGCGACGGCGATGTGGCGGGAGCAGACCGGCAAACAGCACATTCTCCCGGACCGGTGCAACCTCCTCCTCTTCCTGATGGACCGGATTGACAGCCTTGAGGGGCGGAGGCCCCGGGGGAAGGGGAGGCGGTCCCGGTGACGGAGCTTTATCGGGAAGCCGAGGTACGGGTGAACCGGTATCTGCGGGAGCTCGCCGCCTACGGAATCGGTCCGGGGCAGAAGGCCATGCGGCGGCGGAGACTCCGGGAGATCCTCCCGATGACGGGGCAGAAGGAAATATTTATCGAGAACGGGCTCAACGGAACGGTCGTAAGGGTTTGGGAGGATGGCGGCGACGTGAAGGTTGGGATTCTCCCCCGGGGGATGTTTTTGAAGGCCTACCGGGACGGATTGAAAAATACGAAGGGGGGCAAAGATTAATGGGAACCTCACGAATCGAATGGACGGAATTGACGTGGAACCCGATTACCGGCTGTTCGCCGGTATCGGAGGGATGTGAGCGTTGTTATGCCCAGGTCCAGGCATTACGGCTCCGGGGGAAATCCGGCTATCCGTCGGACGATCCTTTTGCGATTACGTTCCACTCGGAAAAGCTCCATGACCCGCTCCGCTTTACGGGCGAGAAAAAGGTATTCGTCTGCTCCATGGGCGACCTGTTCCACGAAGGGGTCCCGGACGAGTGGATCCATCGGGTATTCCTGATCATGGCCCGGTGCCCGCAACACCGGTTTATGATCCTGACGAAACGCCCGGAGCGGATGAGGGAATATCTCCTCGGGGAGATCCCGATCATGGGATCTTCGGACGGCTTCCTGAAGCGGGCCGGAGAACCTCTGACGACGGACCTGTTCGGCCATATCTGGCTCGGGGTAACGGCGGAGAATCAGCGGACGGCGGACGAGCGGATTCCGATTCTCCTCGACACCCCGGCAAAAACCCGGTTCGTCTCCGTCGAGCCCATGCTCGGGCCGGTGGATCTCTATCAATGGCTCGGCGGCGACCGGGAAATCGACCCGCCACATAAATACAGCGGCGGACTGAATTGGGTGATCTGCGGCGGCGAGACGGGGCGGGGCGCGATCCGGCCCATGCACCCGGACTGGCCCCGGAAGCTCCGGGATCAATGTTCCGCCGCCGGGATCCCGTTCTTTTTCAAAAAATGGGGCGGCCTGATCCCGCTCATACAGGCCGAGAAGGATCCCGAATTGCCCATCACCGCCATCGGCGGAAGGGTCCTGTCCCTTCCGGACGGGCGGCAGGTAGTCCGCTTCCTCGGCGGGCCGGGCGGTCGGTACATCGACGGGCGGCGGTGGGAGGAGGAACCCGGGCCGGATCTCCCGGAGCCGGAGCCGGTTCCCGTGCCGGGTGTTCCGGTGGCGGATCCGACGGGATTTTACCCTGGCCCCTACGAGGCGAACGGAACGATGATATTCGCCGGAGACGGAGACCTGATCGCCGCCGTCTCTCCCCGGGCCGGGACGAACGGAGACGCGGCGAAAACGGCGCAGTTGTTCGCGGCCTCCCTTGAGATGAGGGACGCGCTCGTATCGGCGAAGTGGGTGATGGATTCCTATGTCCGGAATCCCACCCTGCCGGAATATCAGGAGGTCGAGGCCGCCCTCCGGAAGGTAGGAGGAAAATCCAAATGACCTATACGCCGGGCGAGAAGACAATGCTATATACGCGATGGCCGGTATACGTCCGTGATGAGGGCGGTGGGGGGATATATCTTGTCGCGGGTAACGGGCGGTATATTGCCCATTGTTATGAGTCAAATCGACGGAATGTGGGCAACGCCCGCCGCCTTGCGGCCCTCTGGAATATGGCTGAAAAGCTCAAGCTCCCTACGGAAGAGATTGAAACCGGCACAATCGAAAAGGCGTTTTCTCTCCTTGAACGGCTTGGAGACCTCCTTGTGGATGGCGAGGAATATGTGTCGCTGGAAATCAGACAGGAGCTATACGAATTGACGGGGAAACGAGTAGAGGAAAAAACGGGGGAGAGGGAATGAAGCGGCGGGTCCGTTTGATCTGGAGGATTCTTGAGGCGACCTCGGAGGGAAAAATCCTGACCACGTTCGGTACGGATTGCGTTATTCTCCCGATGGACTGCGCCGGGGTCGGCCTTCAGCGGGATGGAGGAATTCCGGAACTGGTCGGCTGTGAATGGCTTGGCGAGGAGGGAGACGGATGATTGTATCCCTGTTCACCATGATCGGAATGCAGAACATTATCATCTCCGCCTACGAGGAACTGACGGAGGAGATCCTCGCCTCGGCGCACCGGTACGAGGGCCTCCTCCGGATAGAGGCCGAGGCGACTACCGCCGCCGTGATCCGGTGGCAGCAGAAATCGGGAAATCCCGGGGAGATTCCATCCGGGGAAACGGTAATCGCGGACCTGATGGAGAGGATCCGGGTACTTGAGATGGAAACGGAGGCCCTGCGAAAATGAGCCCGGGGTGAAGGGAGGGGCCCTGTCGGGGCTCCTCCTTCTCTCCCTCTCCCTCCCGGCTTCCGGCTATCCGCTGGACCGGGTGGTGGAAATGACGGCGACCGGCTACGCCCCCCTCGATCCCCGGGCCGTCCGGGGGATGTGCTTTTCCGGGGATCCCAGGGTAACGGCGAGCGGGAAACGGACCGAGCCCGGAATCACGGTAGCGGCCCCCCCGGATGTTCCCTTCGGAATCTGGCTCCATATCGAGGGTCTGGGGTGGCGGCGGGTGGACGACCGGGGCGGAAAGATAAAGGGCAACCGGATTGATATTTGCTTCCGGACGCGAAAAGAGGCCTTTCAATGGGGCCGCCGGAAGGTGCGGGTATTTTTCCCGGTCTGGCTGGAAAGGAGGGGAAAAAATCATGGGCGAAAAAATTGAATTTCCGTGGGAGGCGGAGATCCCGATCACGTGCCGGAACTGCACGAATGCGCGGTACATCTACTCGCTCGCCCACGACGCGTATAGGGGCCGGAACGAAAGCGAGGCCATGAGGGCGGCGATCCGGGAGGCCATGCTGATTGGCGGAAAAACGGTCCACGAATGCGTGGACAAGTGGATCGGGGGCCGGAAATAACGGTGCCCCGGTTCCGGAAAAACTCGATGAGGAGGAGGAGCGGAATGGATGATATTTTGGTAGTGGTGGACGGTCCGGAGTTTCTACCGGTCCGGCAGTTTCCCGGGGATGCCGGGGCGGATCTGAAGAGCACGGCGGACGTGGACATTTTCCCGGGAACGACGGTGACGGTCTCCTCGGGGGTGAGGGCGGCGATCCCCTACGGATACGTCGGCCTCGTCTTTCCCCGGTCGGGGCTGGCCACCCGGAAGGGGATCCGGCTGGCGAACTGCGTGGGGGTGATCGACTCCGGCTACCGGGACGAAATCCAGCTTCCCCTGCGGAATAACGGGGAAGGCGTGTACCGGGTGAGCCGGGGGGATCGGGTCGCCCAACTGGTCGTTCTCCCGGTCGCCCTTCCGGGATTCATGGCGGTAGAGGACCTGCCAAAATCAGCCCGGGGCAAAGACGGCCTCGGAAGCACGGGGGCCTAAAAAATGGACCTGCACCCCGGATACAAGCGGAACCCCAGGCGGATTAAGGTATTGCTTGGAAAAAGCCTGATAGCGGATTACGTCGATTGGCTGGAGTGGCGGAAGTGGTACGATCGCGGATTCGAGAGGCAGGGGATCGTCTCCGCAGAGCTATCCGGGGAGCGGGTAGAGGGGGGAGACCATCCCCCGATTCAGGAGCGGGTTATGGAGGCGAAGCGGCGGGACCGGGAATACTCCGGCCTCTGCCGGAGGATCGAAGTAATGGCCCAGATCCTCGACGGCCTGAACGAGGAACAGCGGTATATTCTCGACTCCTTCGTCTGGCGGGG